AATTACATTCTTTGCATAAATTAGAAGTTTACGTCCAGTTGCCGTTGTTGCAGCTGCAACATCTATTTCATAAAAAGCACTTGTCTTTGCACCACACGCACCATATACAGAATTTGCTGTTATCTTATAACCCAATTGCCTCTTATCGAAAATATTTTTCATAAAATCATTATAAGTATCCTTGATACTTATGCACTCCGTCTTAGCAATAGTGCTTTTTTTTCCGTTTTTTTGCTTTATAAAATAGTTCTTATCATCGGAAGATAATAATCCTGTATAGATTTCCCCACTCTTAGTAGTTAGAGTCTTGTATTTGATAAGTATACGCGTTGCTTTTCTAGCTTCCAATAGTTCAACAAGAATAGCCGCCATAACACCAAGCTTATCATCAGGATATTGGGCAAATCGGCATATTTTTGTCCCCACCTTTGTTTTTATTTCTCTCCCACCTTGTCGTTTTCGAATCCATCGATATGTGTCATACTCGACATCTACATATTCATAGTCGTCTAGATTGTCATACTCATCAGACCCTAATTCTTCGATAAGATTTCCTTCTAGATCGTACTCCTTCGTCCATACCTTGCTATCATGCGAAAGATTTTCACTTATCATCGATGATGGATATAGCGAACTATAATCAACACAAGCAATCGGATTATCAATATATAGATTACACTTTGGCGGTAAGCAAATAGCTCCTTCATAACTCTCATCTGCCTTCCCCTTTGGAATATCAGGCATAAGAATTCCCAGCTCTCGACACTTTTTACCTATAAAACTAAGAAGTTTAATTCCTTGTCCACGCATTATAATAAAACTTATAGGAACACTACAAATACTAGCCATCTCTGTAAAGCCTGTCAGAATATCATTCTTTTCGGCTAATAATTGTGTAAGGATGCAATCCATCACACAATATGTTGCAACGACTGCACGATCCGCTGCCGTTCCATTTGATAATCGAAAGATGTCCTGCGGCGATACATCATCTTTGGCCAATGACCATCGAATTTTCTTATCTTGATTCGGCTGAATATTACCTTCTATCTTAAACTCTCCGCGCTCTAGATTTACATCAAATACGCGAAATTTCTTTCCATCTGCATAATATTCCGTTGAATTGCCAATTTCTTCAAATCGAACATAATTTCTATTTTGTAAACCAAGCAGATTCTTACTTTTAAATATAGTTATCTCATCTTCATGTGCGTAGCCCTGCACCATATCACCAATAAAATGTGATGCCACATTATCCAATTTATACGATGGCAGATTTACTTCACGCCGAAAATAATTATATAGATCAAGAGGTAGTAACCCAGGCGCTGCAATATACGTTAACTCATGCACACCACTAGCAATTTTAATACTCGTCTTTTTAATATTACACACCTCATCTATATTTTTCGATATTTGCACGAATTCATCCTTACAATCCAACTCCTCTGCCCTAGCTATCATAAATGGATAATCAAAACCAAATATATTATATCCAATTACAACGTCTGGCTTCTCACGCTGCAATAAGTTACGCCATGCCAATAATACATGGTTCTCCGTTTTATATGATTCAATCTCCAAACCATCCACCTCATCACACGTATCCAAGACTATACAATGTTTCAGATAAGGCTCTTGTTCACCTACGCGGGTAAAAGTTGAACCAATAAATGTAACCTTATCCCCTTCAAGGGGAGGGAAGCCTTGTACCAAAGTTTTATCAATATCTTCTAACTTATCGCCGCGATCATATTTTGTATTATTGAGAATATCTAGAATTGTATCTTTGACGCGTGGCTTTGACCTCCAAAAAGCGGGTCGCACCCATTTACTTTCGTCGCTTTCCGTAGTTCCAGAAATTATGTTCTCGATATGTACTCCCTGCATGAGATGCTTCACGGGTTCTTTCAGCCATTTATCAATTCGTCTATTAATATATTTATAATTTATGCATCTTGGTTCTTTGGGAAAGACTTTATGAATTCCTTCCAAATTATCCATTTCAAACGCAGTTAATACAATTTGTTTTAATATCGATTGCTGCATATCGGTGTCCTCATCTACCATATCATGATTATCCCAATAATCTAAAATATCCATAACCAACTTTTTGTAGCTTTTTTTAGGCAATGGAAAGTCGCCATGGCTGCTACTTGCTTCAATATCAAAGCTACACACGACCAAAGGTATAGTATCTTCCTTATTATCAACGGATTTAATTCTGTCATGATTAATACTATATTCGTAATCACAAGTAGTCTTTTTTACACTGGCTACACGCGCTTGTTTACTATCAAATCCAACCCAACCTGATGGACTAATATTTTGTATATGAAAGTATCTAAGGAGCGGCGGGATATTAGACTCATATATTTTTGTGCCGCGGTATCCTTCCCGTTTGAGTACGCGGCGTTTACCCCAACGGCTAAACTTATCATCAATCATATTATACCACATTTTTTTGACTCTATTCATAATAGTTGTATTTGGGAAACTCAACTTTACGAATTGATGCTGCTTTCCGCCGTCAAACCCATATAATTTCTTTCTGTCTATAAGCTCATAAGAAGCAATTCCGTCACCACACTTTGACTTTAAATTCTTGACGAAGGAATTCATATGATATGTGTCCCATTGTTTATCATCAGGGACCTTGATATAGAAGAATGGTTTAAAATTTCTAACAAAGATGCAATAAGTGTTACCTTGAACATCTTTTCCAAACATTTGTATGATAAATTTTTTTGCACTTCTACTAGTTGTTGATTCCTCCTCATTGAATACATGAAAGTCATAGAGTCGGCATAAAACGTCCATAGTTTATTAATAATAATATAATAAATTATGTTTATTTCAATTTTCAAGTTCAACCTCTTCAGCCGGGGTTTCTTTGATTAAGGCTAATTGTGTAGCAAATATCATTTCAGCTTTTTTATTACGCAAACGCTTTAGTTTTGAACTAAGATGTATTTTGAGTCTCGTGATTAGAAAAAAAATACGCATATTACGTTTATGTTTTTCAAAATGTTGCATCTGAGCTATTTCTTTGGTATCCTCCACAAAATCTTTATGGAGTTCTCTTAAATATATAGTATAACTTCCAATATGAGAATCTCCTATTACTATATCGGCAATGTCACGTATATCAATACATGAATAGAGGTTTGTTTGTTCTTTTACTTCCTTGACAATGCGTTCTAATACATCTTTTCTATGAATTTCTGCAATATTATACCATTGACTGCCTGCGGCCATAATTGTTGGTGCTTGTGGTAAAAATTGTTCTTCTGATGAATTTGAGAATACGGATTTAGAAACAGATCTTGCTAGTCGTGAGAACCAACTCATTAATATAATGAGTTAGTATTTTGATATTTTTTAAACGAATGCTTAAAATTGAATTTAGAAATTATATATTATAATAATTAAGAATGGAGAATAAAAACATAGTAATGAAAACAGGTTTCGATCTTGTCGACAATGGTGATCTTGATAAGCAACAGATTGTTGCGATGGTAACAGCTTTTACGGATAAGGCGGTCCGAAGTGCGTGTATTTTTGTAAAACATAGCAAACGTGATATTGTAGTTGTGGAGGATATAAAACGTGCGATGATGCTTGAGGTATTTATGTTTATGAAGAGACCGGGTATTCTAGAGGAGACTGAGGAGATAAGGCGCCAGATATTTTATGGGGACTCGGATGACGAGGGGGAAGATGCAGAGGCAAGTGGGGGCGAGGAAGAGGATGTAGAGGAAGAGTCTCAAGGTGATTGGGTGGAGAGCGAGTGTACCTGTGCGCTTTGCAAATGTATTAATAACATTTATGATAGGTGGAATCCTTGGGTCCCCACTAATACATGGCAGACGATACTAAAGAAGCATATTGATGGCATGGATGTGGTGGAATCGGATGATGAGTCGGATGGGTCGGACAACGATAATATGGGGGGTGATCCTTCACCAGATGGCGCGGCGGTTGAGTAAGCAATATTTGCATGTTTTATATTTTTTACGGGTTCTTTTTTTTCTCTTTGTTCTCCGTCTGCGTCTGCGTCCACCGGAAAGACATAAAGAGCAGAACCCTCCTTGTTGGGTGCGTTTGTTGCGCCGGCGTTTATGGTGTGCGCGACGACGTGTGCGGCGTGTTGTACGCTTGCGTTTCTTACGCTTCTTGCGTTTTTTTGTCCGCGTGCGTTTTCTATATACCATTCTGTGATGACGTGCTTTTGCATGAAACATTTCTGGATACATCTTTCGAGTTTGTTTAATCATATCTGGTTCCAACATCCAAGGATTATCATGCAACATTTCTGCATATGTAGGTAATGGTGCACCTCTATACCGACGTCCTCCAGTTTGCCCGCTTTTGGGTGGAGTATCTCCTTGTGTAGCTGTTGTTTTGGCGGCCTGTGTACTTCCGGCATAGCCTGATGTAGGTGTAAATTCGACTTGGTTATCATATTGCGATGCCATCTGTCCTTTTGCTAAAGTGGTATTTCCGTGTACAGAAGCCGAATTGGCATTTTGTGGTCCTGCGACATGAACTCCTGTATTAGATTGTGGTACGGCAATTTCATCATTAGCTGTTCCTCCGGCTGTGGGTGTGCTCGTACTTCCGCCATATTGGCGTCTACGTCCGCCGCCTTTATGGGTATTATTTAATGTCATCTGTTTTGCGTTTCGCGCTTGAATTCGTGCGTGTGATTGTTCTTCTGGTGAACCACCATGAACAGATCCATAATGCTGAATGGGAGGTGGTGTAATAGTAGGAATAGGCGGCTGTTTATTGGCTGCCGTAGTACTAGATGCTGAGGCGGTCTTAGGTATGGCAGCCGGTGTACTATCAGTAGAAGATGTGCTCATTAATATATTCAAAGAAAATAAATAGTTAAATAATTGATTAATCAATAGTATTATAATGGATAAAAAACAACGTCTTCAATTACAAAAAATGATAACAGAAAATAATGTTGAAGAAACAACAGATAAAATTCGCACATTGAAGCATAGTTCTCTCATAAAACAGGATGTAGATACCTATTTATCTTTAAAGGGTCGGTATTCGCGATTAGCGGAAACAAATGCAGAACAATTTACAAAGATGGTTCGAACGCAATGTTGTTTTCTGTTTGAGAACTACACAAATTTATTTAGTCGTTTGGTTAAAGATGAACTAAATCTTAAAATACTTGCAATGTTATTGACAATATTGAAGAGCATTGAGGACGGCGAGTTGAATCAACACGAAGGTTCTTTTGAGGTAGGTAAAATATTGAAAAAGTTATATATCGATAGTGCCTTGCGTCGCAATAATAAAAAGGAATCTAAAAGCAAACGTCGAAAGAAAAAGAAGAAGAAGAAGAATCCTAAAGCAAAAATAACGTGGGCGAAATACAAGGCGCTCCATTTAAATGAAAATTGAAATAATATAGATAAATATCAATATTATTAAGTAATGGGAAAAATTGTTGTTGTCGTAGAATCACCAGCAAAATGTAAAAAGATCGAAGGTTTTTTAGGACCGGGCTATAAGTGTGTGGCGAGTTTTGGTCATATACGTGGTATAAAAGATGGATTAAAGGGTATAGCGATTGAGAATGATTTTACGCCTAGTTTTAAGCTTCTCTCGGAAAAGGGTAAATATATTGGAAATTTGCGGCGGACTTTGCATGGTGCTACTGAGGTGGTATTGGCAACGGACGATGATCGTGAGGGTGAAGCGATTGCATGGCACATTTGTAAAGTCTTTAATTTGCCTATTGCGACAACAAAGAGGATTATCTTTCACGAGATTACCTCTACAGCTATTAAGCAAGCTGTTGCCTCGCCAACGCGTCTTGATATGGATAAAGTGCATGCACAGCAAGCCCGCCAAGTATTGGACTTACTAGTAGGATTTCGTATCTCTCCGATGTTATGGCGGCATATTAGTTATTCGACGAAGAATTCTCTCTCCGCGGGGCGTTGTCAGACTCCTGCTCTCCGTTTGATTTATGATAATCAGCAGGCGATCAATAATGCGCCCGGTAAGAAGAAATATGATACTATGGGTACGTTTACAGATAAGAAATTAGATTTTGTTTTGAATTATAATTATGAAGATAAGGGTAAAATGGAGAAATTTTTGGAGGATAGTGTGAATTTTGATCATAAATACAAGTGTGGTGCTCCTAAGAAGACTACAAAACGGCAACCGCAGCCTTTTACAACGAGTACGTTGCAACAAAAGTCGAGTAACGAGCTGCATTTCTCTCCGAAACAGACGATGCGAAGTGCACAGAAGTTGTATGAGGGTGGTTATATCACTTATATGAGGACAGATAGTAAGACATATAGTGCGATATTTCTCTCGACAGCAGAGAAACATATTAAGACAGAATATGGTGAAAGTTATGTACTACCTTCAATAAAATCTCTATCGTTACGGAAGGGGAAGGGGAATGCGCAGGAGGCACATGAAGCCATTCGTCCGACGAAGATAAAGGTGAAGAATTTGCCGAATAGTATGGATAGACGAGAGAAGAGGTTGTATAATTTGATATGGCGTAATACTTTGGAGAGTTGTATGGCTCCTGCTGTATATTATTCTCTCCGCGCAACGATATCATCTCCACAGAAACACTCCTATTTCTATAGGACGGAGCAAGTTGACTTTCCGGGCTGGAAGGCGGTGGGTGGATTTATTAAAGATAATCCTTTGTATAGCTATTTGCAGTCATTAGTTGCGGGTACTATTCTTAGTTATGGGAAAATTTATTGCAAGTTCTCTCTTAAAGAGTTGAAGAGTCATTATACGGAGGCGAAATTGGTGCAAGTATTGGAAGCGAAAGGTATAGGGCGCCCCTCGACCTTTTCGAGTTTAATTTCGAAGATACAGGATCGCTTATATGTCCAGAAGCAAGATGTAAAGGGCAAGATGTTAAAATGCATAGATTTTGAATTGGTCGATGATACAATCGAGGAGACGATAACGGAGAGAAGCTTTGGTGTTGAGAGAAATAAGCTGGTGATCCAGCCGCTGGGTGTATTGGTGTTGGAGTTTTTGCTGAAACATTTTGATCCTCTGTTTAGTTATGAATATACGAAAAAGATGGAAGATAATTTGGATAAGATAGCAAATGGAGAGAAGGTATGGCATACGTTATGTCGCGAGGGCAATGGGTGCATTAATATTCTCTCGGAGAAGATTAAAGGTGAGAAGAAAGAGACGATACGTATAGACGATGATCATGTGTATATGATTGCAAAGTATGGACCTGTTATCAAGAGGACTAGAGATGGCGAAACATCATTTCTCTCTGTTAAAAAGGATATAGATATGAATAAATTGAGAGAAGGTGGATATAATCTAGCAGATATCATTGAAAATAAAACAAAGCAAGGTAAAACATTAGGAGAATATAAGGGGCATGATGTACTTATCCGTGATGGTAAGTATGGACTCTATATATCGTATAATGGGAAAAATTATTCTATCAAGGGGTTAAAAAAGTCGGTAGATAATCTGGAGCTGAGTGACGTGGTGGATATTCTCTCGGGGAAGAAATCGGCAAACCCTAATGTATTGAAGATATTGAGAGAAGATTTATCTGTGCGGCGTGGGAAGTGGGGTCCTTATTTATTTTATAAGACGGAGGGTATGAAAAAGCCTAGATTTTTAAAGATGCCAAAGGATCTAAATTGGAAGTCAGATGATTTTGACGATATCTGCCGTGCTATAAATGTTGAGTATAATATTTAGGATATAATAGTCAACATTATGTAGAGTAATTGTAGAAAGCGGGGACGCGAACTTTCATTTTTCTATCGGGTTCATCTCTCAACATATTAAACTCAATTGAGAAATTGAAGGGTAGACATTTGAAATCTACCAATCTGCCGTCGTGGTATCTAAATGTGAATTTTAAACGCATAATTCTATCGATAGGTGGAGAGAACTGAGATACATTCATGAGATAGAAATTTGTGCTGTCTCCGTATACAGCGTATGCGCCGGCATGATTGATAGGAATTTTAGCAAAAGCGCTATTTACTTTACCAGCGTAGTCATTATTAAAGAGTCCCATAGTATTTTTTGAATATGGTTCTAGTTCGTCGAGAGAATTGTATTTATTGACTTCCATATAGATAGCTTCTTCTCCAAAAATGTCCAAGTTGCAGGACGGGTCTTTAACAATATGAACACCGGCTCCATCTGGAGAAGGCTCCAACCAGTTAAAAGTTTCATAAGTGAAACCAAATCCGGATGCGTCATTGATAAGTTCTGCTACATAATTTTTTTTTTCATAACCGAGATAGGAGGGCAATCCCCATTTAGTATAGTGATTCCATACTTCTGGCTGTCCGCAAGGAAGCGGCCTATACCCGGGATTCACATCAAATTGGAGAGAGAACGCATCTCGCGTATTTCCAAACCAGAAAGTATTTGTAATTTCATTATATTGGCATTGGAAGTGATTATATCCGGCAGTTATCCCGAGCCATGTTCCTGTAATATCGCTGTTGGCGGTTTCCACGGCAATATTCATTTTGTTTGTTATTTCTTGCACGAGTTGTGCGTTTGTGTATGTGCCCTCGGAAATTTCAATGATGAATACGCCTATTTCATTCACAGGCGTTGGCGGTGATGCCGCTGCCATTGTTACTTGAAATTGTAATTTAGTATTTTGATAAGCAGTAGTGAAGACATATTGGTTATTTGGCAATGTTATTTGTACTAAGCGCATGGATTGTAAATTAACGAGTGATTGTGGAAGTTCTATTTCGAAGTGATTGGAGTTAGGCCATTTTTTGATATCTCTATCATAGGAGTGGAATGAGATGATTTTTTGAAAAAGTACATAGGTTTGTTCTCTTGGTATTATGGGGTGTGCTTGTTGTACATTAAAATTGCTCATTAATATAAAAAAAGAATATTTTATTTTTTGTGTTTTAATATATAATATGACATCACGCAATATAAAAAGTTCTCAATCCTCAGGTGTATTCGAGAGAAGGGGCAATGAAGTACATCTAAAGCGAGAATTCGAGAATTTAAATGTTCGTATAAAGAAGACTTTGCGTTCCAATATGTTGATTATCGATTCGGATGCGATATTAAAATCTAACATCGAGTGCATAGACCCGCAGAGCATTCAAAATCTAGATAAATTGGCGCCTAAACAATACAACTTTAAGCAAAATCCTGAGGCGCTTCATTATGGATTTCTGGCACAAGATATAGCATCTTTGTTTCCTAATTTAGTAATAAATACAGGCAGCACTAAGGCTGTGAATTATTTAGAGATAATTCCAATTTTAGTATCTAAAATCCATGATTTACAGAATCAAATAGATCAATTAAAAAATAGGTAATTTATATATGAGTGAAAGTAAAGAGTCATGTGGATCGGGGATTAAATTAACGATGATGATCTCTAATTTAATATCAGTGTGTGCTTTTATGATATTTTTTCTTCCTTATAAGGGAGCACAAACAATGGCATATGGCACATTGGTTTTTTCTGTATTGATACAGAGTTTTGTGATCATACGGAGTGTTTCACTTAGAAATCGGGGTAAAAAGGAAGGGATGCATGCATTAATAACCGAAGTAACAGGCAATTCAATGCCTCCAATTTTTATTATTTTCCAGCTTGTGCTATTGATATTTTTGTATTCTTCCAATAAAGATATTATGGAAGACAAGGACGAATCGGGAAATTTGCCGCCGATGTTGTCGCGCTATAATGCTGCTGCCTTTAGTTTTGCGATGGCGCAAGTTGCATTATTATATATTTATACAAAGAAGATGATACGAGGTGGGTCACATACATTTCCGCTAATGAAATTTATCGAGGAGGCCATGGTTCCCGGTTTTATAGTCTTAGGTTCCTTTACATTGCTTTATACGGGGCTATTATATGTTGTTCTTATTAAGTATATCACTGATGGTTAGTGAGATAGAAGCGAAATGTGACCCCACAGGAAGTGAAGTCGTCCCATATACCTGAAATCTTTAGTACCAGTTCAAGCTTTGAGTTTTTTCCATAGTTGACCATTTTATCTGTAAAGATCTTAATATATTGGTTTGTTAATTGTTCTTCAATCCTATATATATGATTCTTAGTGAGCGCGGATTTTCTAAGTATCTGCTGTTCAATTAATTTTATAGTTTCAATTACGCGTGCATTGTCTTGATTATTGAAGCTGCATTTTATTTTATTAAAATATTTTTCAATAATCGCATTATGTAGTGTAAAATATATATAGAGACCATTTGAATTGCATAAATGGTCTGAGTAGTAGAGTCTGTAGAAGTTACCATTTTCCATTACATTATTCTTTGTTTTATCGGATAACATGACATAATGTATATTAAATTGTGCCGGATTTATAGATAAATACATTTGAGTTATACGTAAATAGCAGAATAGTTTTAAGTCATAACTATGTTAACAAATTATTATGTAGCATCATACATAGTAGGGGGATAGCTTCATCTATATTTTCTTGAATATTCTCATTTTCCAAAGCAGAAATTACACATGTGCATTGTTCGAGTGATTGGATATACCCTCGTTTTTTCTCTGTAAGATAATATTTCCACATAGTACATAAGTTTGGATAACGACTTTTGAGAGATGTTAATTTTATGAGAATTTGCGTATAATTTGCATCTGACATGAATTACTTATTGTGTAATTATTTAAATAAAGATAAAGGAAATAATAGTAACAATGAAGTTTTTGGAAACTCGCTTTGAAGAGTATATTCGTAGTGCTGATAAAATAAATTTGCATCCCTCATTAAACAAGAATAGAGCTACTTATTTCCCGGATAATATAAAAAAGTTGCGTCATCTTATTTTATATGGTCCTTCCGGTGTTGGGAAATATACGCAGGCACTTTATCATATTAAAAAATATAGTCCGACCGAATTAAAATACGAGAGAAAAATGAACATTGCAATAGGAAAGGGGAAGGGAAAGAATTATAACATTAAAATTAGTGATATACATTTTGAGATTGATATGAATTTGCTTGGATGTAATGCAAAAGCATTATGGAATGAGTTATACTATCATATTCTTGATATTATCTCCACGCGTCCGCAGCATACGGGTATTATTATTTGCAAAAACTTTCACAAAATTCATAGTGAATTATTGGATGTTTTTTATAGTTATATGCAGACACTTGTCCATAAAGATATTCATTTGGTATATATTTTATTAACAGAACAAGTTAGTTTTATTCCATTAGATATATTGGATAGAACAACCATAATTTCACTCCCTCGCCCTTCAAAAACGATGTATAAACGATGTACGGGCAAGCAACTTAATATTAAAATTTCCGATATAGAGAATATAAAGGATATTATGATTAATGTAACACAGCTTATGAGACCACATAATATTATAAGCAATCGTATTATCAAGCAAATAGATAACTATAAAGACTTAAATTTCTTAGAATTCCGAGAGACTTTGTATGATCTATTTATTTATAATATAGATATTGTTGAGAGTATATGGTACATTATGGCGCATTATATTAACACTGGCAAGTTAACAAAAGAAAACATTTGTCAGGTCTTTATTAAATTACATATTTTTTTGAAATATTTCAACAATAATTATAGACCAATTTATCATATAGAGAATTTTATGATTTATTTATGTAAGACCATACATGGACTTTAAAAAAGCCATACGTATCTTGGATTTAAATGATAAATTTACAGAAAAGGAATTACGAAAAGCATATTATAAAAAAGCATTGCAATGGCATCCTGATAAGAATACGGATTCCTGTGCAAAAGACAAGTTTCAGGATATTGGTGATGCATATGCATTTCTTCAAAAGCATTCGAATGTACCTATTGAAAATATACCTTCGACGCTGAGAGAAATTATTGAGCGTTGTTTATTATTTTTAAAGACGGAAAATAAATGGGAAGATATTTTTCTTCAAACGACCATTCGCACGCTTTTATTGAATTACAAAAAAATACCTATTAAAATTTTTGAGGCGCTAACTAAAGAGAAGAGTCTTGAGGTATATGATTTTCTTTTGAAGCAGAAGGATATCTTCTCAATATCTGATATATGGTTGGAGAGAATGCGAGAAATAATAAAAAAAAAGATGGTTTCTGATTGTATTATCGTATTGAATCCAACCATTGACAATATGTTAGATGATACCATTTACAAATTAACACTAGATAATCAAATATATTATGTCCCATTATGGCATCATGAACTTTGTTATGATGCATCCGGAAAAGACGTTATTGTTAATTGCATTCCCGAATTAGAGGATAATATAGTTCTTGATGATAATAACAATTTATACGTTACCATTAAAAGTACCATTACCGAAGTACTAAATCGAGAGAAGTTAATAGTTACATTGGGTAAAAAAGTTTTTGAAATTCCGGCTGCAGAGTTAAAAATAATCGAACAGCAATATTACATGTTGTATAAGCGGGGAGTGTTGCAAATGGATCCTGATGATATGTATAACACAAGCCGTCGTGGTGATATCCACGTGAGAATTAATTTATATTAAAAAATTATATAATTTAATATGAATTTACTTACTGAGCCGCTGCCGATTTCTTCTTCTTACGCACAACCTTCTTCTTCTTCTTAGACTTCGTCGCCTCATCCGAATGATCGCTGTCGACTGCAAACGACGGCTGCTTATCCACAGCGTCCAGAACGGCCGCCGCCTCATCATCATCAGAATCATCCAGAAGACAGCAACCCTTAATCGTGACCGGCGCGCGCACCTGCGCCTGCACAAGCTTCCAACCAATACCAAACTTACCGCCAGCAAACCAAAGCCCCGTGCACTCCATCAACCCCTTAATATGACTGCGCTTCGGAATCAGGTCCTCAGGATGGCTCGTGTTTTCCCAATTAGGATCCTGCGGCTCTCCCAGATAAAGTGCCTGCTTTGCCATATCATAAAGTTCAAGCTTAAATGTATCTTCCGTCCCCCAGACCTTCATAAGCTTTAGTTTCATACTAGGATTTGCATCCATATTCGGCTCACCCGTTGCCTTATCCTTAGGATACTTGAGAATCGGATACATAAGTGCATCAGCGACCTCCTTACTAAGCTTGCTCTTACCAAACCACTCCTTACGAAACCCTACAGCATCATCAAGAATCTTGTTCTGAAAATCCTCCATTGCCTTAAAGAATTGACCTTCAGAGGTGCTCGCATCCTTTGTACCCCAACTAAGATTCAGATCATACTTCTTATAGGAACCATCGTCAGAATCCCACGCATTAACTCCCCATGTAAACATGAGAGGAAACTGAAGAACGAGGCGCTGACCATTTAGGAGGACGCTTATGCTCTTCCCGCCCTTCTTATTAACCTTGGGAGTGCCATAGGTGACGTCGGTGGACTTGAAGTCCTTTGCTTTGGTGATGAGTTCTTGAGGAGTTGCCATACTATACTTAAACTAAATAGTCATAATTGTTTAAATCAATTTTTTTAAAAAAACAATACATCATAATGGTGATAAAAAAAAATAAAATATTTAAAAGAATTAAACAATATTTCCGTAGATATATATATATGACCAATACAAAATCTCCACAAAGTTATTTAAAAAATATATTATACGAGCCCGTTCCAAAGGAAACATGTAGGAAAAAAACAAAAATATCAAAGGAAGAGTTTCAAATCCCAGATTTTTCTGAATATAATCACTTAGCTTCCTTAAATTTTAATGTAAGGCAATTGAAGCAGATATGTAAATATTATAAACAAAAACGTTCTGGGAATAAGAGAGAGCTAATCTTTCGTTTATATAACTTTTTGAAATTTTCCTTCTATGCGGTAAGTATTCAGAGTTTGTGGCATGGTTTTATACGAAGAAAATATAATTGTTTACGGGGTCCTGCAGTATTAAATTATGGAAAGTGCATAAATAATACAGACTTTGTTACTTTACACAATCTAACAACACTACCTCAGCATCAGTTTTTTAGTTATAATGATAAGGATAATTTTATATATGGTTTTGATATTTGTTCTCTTTATAATTTAATAAGCAAATCAGATGGACAGCCGAAGAATCCTTATAACCGAGCAAATATACCAGTAAAATGTGTTCAGAATATTAATTATATTCTTCGGCTATCGAAACTATTTGATGATAAAATTAAAATAGATCTTGAAGATAGTCTAGCAGGATTATCGCTTGAAAAAAAAGTATTATTGTTTTCTGTTTCGGTTTTTCAACGAATAGATGAATTGGGAAACAATAGTGACTTTCGATGGTTTTTATCATTAAGTCGCATTCGATTAATCCGATTTGTCCGTGAACTTATTGATATTTGGTGCTATAGAGCAAATATATCTCCTATTGTGAAGCGGCAGATTTGTCCACCTACAGGTAATCCATTTATAGGATTAAATATTAATAATGTAGATTTACCTATCTTAAAACTAAAAAAAAGGGTGCTTCTAGTGCTGAATAATTTAGTTGTAAAAGGAATAAATAGAGAATCCAAAACATTAGGTGCGTTATATATATTGACCGCGCTTACACTTGTTAGTAAAGAGGCCGCCGAGGCACGCCCAGAGTTATACGAATCAGCAGTTTATACCCCAAATTTGTGACGCATTAACGTTTAAAATTATGATAAAATATATTATGGTAAAAAAAGCTTAAAAAATATCCATAATCATATGGTATAATGGTTGCCAAAGCTAAGAAGACCTCCGTCCCCCGCAAGTCTAAGAAGACTAACAAAGCCCCAAAAGTTGTTAAGAACACCAAGAAGGCTGCAGCGACACCTGCGCCGGCGCCTACCCTGGCGCCTACCCCGGCGCCTACGCCCGCGCCCAAGACCGCATCCAAGTCCAAGGCAGCTACTGCTAAGGACGAGTCGACGCTGTCGGACGCCTTTGTGCAGGTACTGGGTCAGCTCACTAGCCTGCGTAGTCAGCTAACGAACATCACTGGTCAGGTGCGTGCTCTTCAAAAGAGAGCTGATCGTGAGCTCCGCGCTGCTCACAAGGCGAATAAGAAACGCAGCACGAAGTCTGGAACCCGCGCCCCGAGTGGTTTTGTGAAGCCGACGAAGATTAGCAAGGAGCTCGCTGCCTTCCTTGGCAAGGAGCATGGAACTGAGATGGCGCGTACTCAAGTGACCCGTGAGATCAACACGTACATCCGTGCCCACAAGCTTCAGGACCCGAAGAATGGTCGTCGCATCCTTGCTGACGCCAAGCTCCGCAAGCTTCTCAAGCTTTCCAAGGACGACGAGCTTACCTACTTTAATCTTCAGCGTTACATGAGCCCGCACTTCGCCAAGGCTGTGAAGAAGGTGGCGCCCGCGACTAGCTAAATTTAATAATAAATTATTCATTTTTTAATATTGCTTTCAATATTAAAAACTTTCTTAAATTATTTATCGTCTTCTTTTGGTTTTTCGGCGCTTTCTCCGCCCTTTTGTCTTTTTGCGCCTACGTCGTCCGCGTCTTACACGGGTAGTTTTTTTCCCTCGCCTTTTTCGGTTTCTTCGCCGTCTGCGCTTTGTCCGGTACCCACCCCCCATTTCCGGGGGGGATTTGTTTTTTAATGCGGCCACCGCATTGCCGAGCTGATTGAAATTTTCTGCGTTGCCCGCCCCCCTATCAGGGTGCCATATCATCACCAGTTTCAGGTATCGTCTTTTGTTCAATTTGGGATTGTCGGGCGAACCATCAATGCCAGCCTTGGCAAGAATTGCGTAAGCGTCCGCGACTGGCATCATATCCGTATTCGTCTCGACGTTTGGCGCTTCCTTTCGGTTGCGATTTTGCCACGCGGCCCACGCGGCCGGGCCGGCGGCCCACGCGGCGGCGGCGGCGGTATCTCTGCGCGCCTCCGCCGCCGCACCCGGCGCCGGGCGCCGTGCTTCCTCCGCCGCCCGTCTACGCGCATCGGCTGCCGCCCGTCTACGCGCCCCCGCCGCCGCCCCCGCCGCCGCCCGTCTACGCGCATCGGCTGCCGCCCGTCTACGCGCATCGGCTGCCGCCGCCCCCGCCGCCGCCCGTCTACGCGCATCGGCTGCCGCCCGTCTACGCGCCGCCGCCGCCCGCGCTGCCTCTCGACGTCGCGCTTCCTCCCGGCGCCGCGCTTGCTCCGCCGCCTGTCTACGCGCTGTCGCGCGCTCCTGCAGGCGCTGTCGCGCATCCCGCTCCTCCCGCGCCCGCGCCGCCTCGCGCCTTAATCGCGCATTCCGCTCTTCTCGCGCATCTGCCGCGGCGGAGGCGTCTTCCCCGGCAAACCGCGCCTCGAGCTCCCGGTTGTGCCGCCGCTCGCGTTGTTCCTGCTCGCGTACATCCTCGTCCCGCCGCTCCGCGAGCGCCTCGAGCTCCCGGCGACGACGGCGCCTGTGCGCCACCGGGTCCGGGGAGTCAGGTCTCCTCCTTGCAGCACCCTCTGTGTCGAGGTGGGCCGCGTCGGCCGGTCGGTTTCCAGTAAACCAATTTGCAAAATCCATATATATATATATATAAATATTATAACCTTCTCTTATGATGACCCAAACTACAAGTGCGAAATCGCAGCGCGCCGTGTATCATCAACCATTGCATCATTTTCTCTCAAGTTCACAGCCTCAGCTTCTTGTATATCAACCATTGCAATAAATGGGGTCGGTCGCGCTTCATCTTCTATTCTCTCAGAAATGTCTTCAGTAATTTCTTTTAGCTGTCTAAACGCAATAAAACTCCTTGAAATTCCATATATTACTATAAAACTAAAAAGAAAAATCCAATTCATGCAACATAAAGTATCGCATTGTTTTACTAATGTACAATTATTATTAGGTAGCCCGTGAGATGCTTCGTCATCAAAAAAAGTGCCTGCTGGACAAATATCGCTCATTTATCTTTCTGACAGATTTTAAGAAAGTATATACAACGAATCCTATTGGGTAGGAGGGAAGATAAAGTTGTCTTTCCTTAAAATATCCATTAGTTTTTTTGGTTGCATGTGATGTGTTCTTATATCCTGTGGCGTAATTATTAAGGATGCATTATTAAATAATGTGCGGGCCTTGCAATAGTTGTCCTTTGATAATGGTATTGCTTCCCGATCATATAACCAATTATAGAAATCGCCTGGTGTTTGGTTAGTAGATTTATAATGCCTAAGGCGATTATAATAATATCCAATTGGTTTGGCATATGCAGAAGAATCATAATGATAATCTGATCCAGATAATATACAGAGTGACCGAAAATCGCCAAGAGGAAGACTCAGTTTTGCTAGTATTTTGTGTAAATCATACAGAATAGCAGTACGATTTGCTAAATTAAAATAGCGAATGACCAAAGGACACCCATATGCAAACATATCCATATCTTCACTGACACACGCATAAGCATGTCCACTTGATACCAATTTAGCACACCACCGATCAGCTTCTCCAATTGCCTCTATGTAAGAAATACCATAACTACTAAATAATTTTTTTATATCCCGTATTTCACTATTTTTAATACGGATAAACTTCTTTGCCAATTTGTCCAGTTTACGCTCAAGTCCTTTCCGTTTATACTTATTCGTGACGGATAATAAGTTATGCGCAATCTTTTTGTGCTCACGTTCTGCAGCTTCCTTTTTCTCTCTCCGCATATTAATAATAGCTTGCTTTTCTGGCGGTGGTTTACCATCAAAGACGAAAATTGGTTTTATATTATAGTATTTAAATAGAGAGCACATTAAATACATCTGTGTTATGAGAGATCCTTTGGCTTTGAATTTATAGAGATAAATAGATGTATCAATAGCCAATACCTTTCCAGAAAGTGTTTCTAAATTTATTTTATGAAGACATTGCGGACAATGTTTCTGTATAAATCGGTTTAATCGGGTGATTCCCATTTTGTTTCTTATCTATTTGTCTATATTTAATTAATCAATCAATTTTCTTCTCAAGTATATATAATGCCGCGTAAGTATGAGCCCCAAAAATGGAATAAGAATATATATACGAAAGAGAGTCATAATTGCTTAGCATTTTTTCTTCAAAATATTAATCATAAAATGACGCGAAGATGCAAATCTATTTATAAACGTTCTAAAAGAAAGGGTACTAGAAAAAAATCCAAATTATGTATAAAATTAAAACCCCAACCTGGTTATTTCAGTGGCTATCCGAAAATAAAACCAAAGGACTATACATGCAAAACGATTAATAAACGTCTACTTGCAGATACTCCTGATATATTTAAAACAAATTTTGAGAAATCTTGTCCGCGGACTTACCACAAAGGTGCTTTGGTGGTGGATCCCAAAAAAATGTATCATTTTTATCTTGAAAATAAAAAGGGGAGTTGGTCGCACAAAGATGGAGAAGAACCTGCTACGAATCGCGATGCTGAAGGAAAATTAATAAAAGATCCCAAAAAAGCAGCACGTAATTATCGTGGACAAAAACTTAACTATTCGAAATTTTGTTCATATTATTGTGTTCCATCAAGAACAAATATGAGCAATAAATATTAGATAATTTATCTTCTACGTCTAGTACGACGATTTCTACGCTGCCGGCGCCGCCGACTTCTGCGTCGCCGCCGACTTCTGCGCCGCCCACCCTTCCATGTCACACGTGCCTTCAATTCTTCTTTAATACCGATATGCCCACGTTTCCACGCATCACGAATTTTATTACCTGTTCCTTTGAGCCCCCTTAAAGCATCCTTCATATGGGTCACTGCGCTTTTCTTTTCTCTCTTTTTATGTCTTTTCCTCTTAGGACCCGAAAATCCCATTACGTCATCAAAAACCGAGTCTGCAAGGCGTCGCCGATGACCACCCTTCATTTGTCCAAGATTGGTCTGATTAATTGGGTCTGGTAATGCTTGACTCACTTCTACACCATAATAATAACCATCGGTCAGCCCATTAACACCGCCAGGCTCATACATACGACCTGGCGGTAACCAGGGGGGAGTTGGGAGCGGGCTATGATCTATTACTTTTGGACAACCACATGCGCCGCCGCGTTGTACGCGGCGGCGCGTCTTTTTTCTTCTTCTTCGTCTTTTTACCATTATATACAATATAATGACAAAAAAATATCTACTAAAGATGTTGGATGCAGTTAACGTCTTCGCCGCCTCAATCTCCTCTTTCACAGAAAATATCATTCTAATTCACTGATTGTCATGCGTAGTGTTTCATGCAGGGGATGTTTTTCCGCATCGCCCCTTTTTTTCAATAGAAATCCTCGCATCCGCGACATATCGCTAATAAATGAAGGATTTTTATAATGCTTACGAACAAACTCATAAAACTTATTCAAATTATTATCATATTTATCAAAACGCAGCATATTAATATTATTCCGATCACACCACTCTAAAAAAGCAGGATAATTATACAACAGAATATTCTTAATAATATAGTAGGAAAAAACATTTGTTTCCTCCTTATAAAGATATTTTCGCGCAACAAAGCTTACCTCCTCGTCTTTATATAAATTCCCGTAACTCATGCCCATAAAGTATAGAATTTTATTACTCTGAAAGAGCGAAAATATTCTCTCAAACTGAAGAAGAAAATCACTATAAAGAAGAAAATCTTTTTCATTTAGTTTATCATCTAATAATTCGTACGCGCAAAATAAACAATTCAAAATAGTGGCCCAAAATTCACTATATGCCTCATACAAATTCATTTCACTTTCAATAGGGAATAATTTCTGCATCTGATAATTAAGATGATTTGTCGGAAATGTAGAAAAATCCAAACCTAATGCATGAAATGTCTCATGTATAAACACCTTAAACCACTCCTCCCTTCGATAAATAACAATTTCACCCTGTTGTGAACATGTGGTTGTTACCGCCGAATTACAATGGTCTGTTCCTAAAACATCTATTAAACTTCGTGGCAAAGTTTTCTTCAATGTAGTATCGAAAAATAATACTTTTAAACTTTTACCACATACAGCAGGGGAGTATAAATAGCCCATACGTAGCCAGACAAGCATTAAATGCGCCATTTTATCAAAATGGCGGCGTTTTGATGGTGTAATATTACCACTTGCTACAATATTAATCTCAACAGATTTATTCATGATTTTACATTTATATTGAAGATAATAGGTTGATTTGTCTTGGATATAATCCTTGACATCATTGGGGACGTAGCGGCTATTTAAAAGTGAGCTATCGGGGATATCATTGCGATGATGAATGGTTATCATTTTCGTCTTGAGAAGGTTGCGATGTAATAATGATTTAACAAAAGTATTCGAATTGTAGATATCTTTGTATAATTTGCCCATAAGTATATCAAGTCGTCGCTGTTGTTGAGGTCCTATTTTTTTAATATAGTGCTCGGCATCATTCAAAAAAAAAAGCATATTATCTTGCGCCTGTCGCGAGAATGTCATGATATATATTATATATATTGTTTATATTTCTTTGCGAATTTTCATAAGATGATTCCATGTCTGAGATCCTTTTCCGCGACCTAAATAATGGATTAGTTTAGCGTCAAGAGTTTTAATTAACACATCTTTTGGTAACCCATCACTCATGAATTTGCTACGAAGTGCGGTCTCCATCGCTGTCTCTTTTCTGTCCCAGAAATCAGCATCTGCTTTAATATTTTCACCGCGTAGAATTATTTTTTCTGTCCGTTTTTTCCCATCATCGTCCTTTTTGTGAATAGTAAAGATTCCGGTTTTACCGCCTGCTGCCTTTGCCATGTCCGGCAATTTCGAAAATGGTGATTTAGACTCGATGCTAAATTTAGCATAAAAATCAGGATTATTTTTCTTAAATTTGAGAGCTTGGTAGAGATGCTCGACACTCGCCCATGTATGCCCATCATATTTCAAAGGTTCACCGATATAAAAATTAGAAAGCACCTTGCGCCAACCTTTTATTGCTTTCAAATTAACAAACCGCTTTTCTGCATCAGAAGGTATTTTCTCTCCAGATCCTTTACCCGGCACTTTATTTGGAGATCGCGAATAAAACTGAAAAACTATATCTTCATTAAAAAGTTTACCCGTGTCACCCTCCCCATCTTGGGCATCCGCCGCCGCCGCCGCGCTCGCTGCCTCCGCCGTAACTGCCGCCTTTGCCGCTATACTTACTTTCAAGCGGCGAAAGGCAGGGACTAAATTATATACACCACCCTCTTTCGGCATACACAAGTCGACAATCTTATGAACCAACCCATAGGGTAAATCTTTAAATGTAAATATCTTTCTCCCTTTGTAAGATACAAGTTTATAATGATTTCCCATATAATCTGTAATAATATAGAATGCAGGCGTGAACTTTCCCTTTTTCTCCAATTCCTCATCATTTAATTGTCCACACTGCAATACATTTTTATAATCCTTTCTCTCGTAGTTCTGACTTGAAAGCAAGATAAGTTTGATATTTAAAACCCTCTCTAATGTGGATATTGTCCAAGTATCAGCCCAGAATTTACAAGTACGTACTATTCCTTTGAAATCGTCCAATGTATGAATATTCTGCATAAAAGCAAACTCGACGTTAACAACTGAACGTGCCCGTGCACGCTCAGCTTTTAATTGAGAATATTTTTTTTTTACATCACTCGCACTTCCCAATAGTTCCTTTTTCCGCGCAATATCTGAGGAGGCGCCATATTCACCCTTCAAAGTAGTAAGTTGCGTTTTCAAAGCGCTCATTGCCGATGTATCCTTTTTAATCGCAGTCACATGCATATCATACATCTCTCGATATCCTTTAAAAATTTCTTCCGTTACATTATCAGATAATATTTTTCGTAATTCCGCCACAGAATACGGGTGCGCCGTTGCTGCCGTCGCCGCACGAATAACCTCAAATAAGCAATCACCGCCACCCCCCTCATGACTTATTTCATAGTGTGAATTTTTGAAAAACTTCTGAATCCAATTTTTATGACCATCAGCTGTTTCGGCGTCAGCTTTGCTTTCTAATAACTCCTCCAATACTTCACCTTCCTCCGGCAAAACAGATGCCCCTAATCCTTCCTGTCCAAATAAATCCTGTTCAACACTCTCTTTCTTTTCCTCCTCCTCTTCTTCCTCGTTGTCACTATCGTCAGAATCCTCATCAGAATCCTTATCAGAATCAGAATCCTCATCAGAATCCTTATCAGAATCCTCGTCTTCCCGCGCCTCAGACGCGACTTCACCACCCTCTCCCACCTTTTCTTTGATATAGTCGGATGTAACAAAAGAATATAATAAAGGTTGGTCGAGTTGATCGAGTAATATATCATCATCCTCATCTAATATATCGGAATAGGTTGAATTTGGGAATTCATAAACACCGACTTGTGCAATTACTTTAT